GATGAAGCGATGTTACGGAACATATCGCCAAGAGGACCGCCAAAAGCGTCGTCTAGTACATATGTCATTCCGTCTGAAGTTGTAACTTCGTATGATCCTGAAGCGATACGCTTCTTTGGAGTCAGTTCTGTGTTGCGTGCAATGACACCTGATAGGTGGTCATAAACAGCCAACTTCTCTTCACGAAGCAAGCGTGCTGTTGACAATTCTGTTGCTAGGTTAGCGTCGTCTGGGAACAATGAAGCTCTAGCTTCTAGTTCGCCAATTTTAGCCTTAAGCCCGTCAAGTTCTTTTGCGACGCTTACTGAATCTTTTTGAACTTCAGCAAATGTACGACCTGCATCAATCTTACGGTAGCGGTCAACAAGGCGTGCTACGTCTTTATTTGTATTGTAAACAAAGTTCTTTACACCAGGACCAAGATGGCGAAGTGATGCCATAGCACCAACTGCACCTGCAATACGTAGTTGTGAGTCGATAGCGTTACGCTGAGTGTAACCAAGGCGAAGCAAGGCTCCAGCCTTAAACATATCCTGTAGGTAATCAGCTCCGTATAGGAAATAGTCCTTAGTATTACCAGCAAACTTCTGGATATCTGAACCCTCACGCTTGAGAAGGTTGTTAAGCAAACCGAAGTCCATTAGTGGCAAATAGTTAGCAGATTGAGATTCCAACTGTGGAACCTTGATAATAGATCCGTCGGTGTCTACCATAAAGCCTCGGTCTTTAATAGACTGTAGGGCAGAGGTACGAGCACCAATGTAGTTATTGTAAAGTTTTTCAGCTTCTACTTCATCGTCAATACCATTCTTACGAACGATATCACGGAAGATTTTATTTTCCATATTCATCGTAGCTGCATAGCGCTCTTCTGGAGTTGCAGCCTTGATGTAAGAATTAAGTAATGTTGATGTCTGCTCAGGTGTATACCCTGCAAGTTTTGTTGCTTGATTTAAGGTAGCAATAACTTCCTTGTATGAATCTGCATCGTTAAAATCTACTAGGCCAGCTGGACGTTCTCCACCAAGCCAAGATACCTTTTGGTACAAGCGATGGAATGGAGTAGGTTGGAATACATCTACTTTGGCAGAGCCAACGTTCTGATCATAGAACTTCATTGCACGTGACTGTGCTACAAAGTTCTCAATACCGCCAACAAGTGGACCGCTAGTACGTGTTAAAGACCCGCCACCTTCACCAAGTTGGAACAACTTAGCAAAATAGGTATCTGCCTGAGCAAGTGCCTTGTAGTTAGCTTCTGCTTCTTCAATAACAGCAGGTGTGTCATTAAGGAACGGAAGCATTCCTGATTCATCAGGTGCTGCAAATATCTTATATTCATCCATTGCGCTAAGGTCACCACGAGCAGCCTTAAGAGCGTCAGTAAGGTCTGCACGAACAGATGCAAGTTCGTCCATAGCAGCAGGGTCGCTTAGCGCTGAACGCAATACTAGCGATGTCTCATCAATAGACTTTGATTCACCAAGCATATAAGCAAGAAGACCAGGCTGTGATGATGACTTAACCATTGGATGGTTGATGGCGTAAGCCGAATCGTTCTTAGTAAAGTCTTCTAGGATTGGAGTAAAACGGTTCTTAACGCCGTACTGAGCCTTAGTAATATCTTCAGCGGCTTGCGCTACAGCGTCAGAATTCTTAAGTAAACCTTGTGCCAGTTCCCCAGCTTTAACAACTTTTACTGCTTTGCCAGCAACAAGAGTTACGTCACCAACTAATTGAGCTACTACGTCAAAAGCTCCGCTAAGTCCTTTACCCCAAGCAGACTTCTTAAAAGCTGCATCACGCTGTGCTGGATCATAGATATTAAACTTTGGGTCATAGATATTACGATACTGACCAACATATGCTTGACCAAATGAAATATCTTCACGGCCGTTCCAAGCTTTACTCCATACGTTTGGATCAAAGTAAGCAACTGGGCCAGTCTTATTAACTTCACCATTTACAAGAGCAAAGGTTGTGAATGGTTCGCGGATGTAGTCACGGTTGACTTCGTAAATCTTTTCAAATGCTGGAGCAACGCCTGGTACCTTCATAATGGCACCAGCAGCAGAAGCCAAAGGCTTGACTACATCTACGCCTGCTTTTTTGCCAGCATTCTTAAATGTGTTGATAAACCCGTTGTATTCTTTATCGTCATTCCAAGGGGCAGTAGCTATATCCCAAGCAAAACGTGTAGGAGCTGCAACTGCGCCAAGGACATCACCAGTAAAGGAGACAGCACCTTTGGATACAGTAGAAGCAACATCGCCTAATTTGTTATACCAACTCACGCATAGTCTCTTAACTGACGGATAGCCGCACGAGTTTCAGGAGATGCGTTAGGTAGGCTTGCAACGTAAGAAAGAACTGGCATATATGCCATAATGTTTGCACGAAAGTTAGTGTCATCAGGCTGGCTCATCATAAGAGCTTCAGAACCTGGGCCTGCGCCTTGGTCAATACCAGCAGTTACTGGCTCATCTGGGCGCTGTGTTGGGTCATAAAGACCTGCAACAGGAGTTGTTACGCGTGGTGCCTGTGAAAGCATTGGTGATTTCTGTGCTTTAGCCAATGGAGCACCGGACTTAGCTGCATCGTATGCAACTCCGTCACCGTATGATTCTGATTGGTATGAAAGATCTGTACGCTTTGCGTACTTGCCAGGACCTGATACACCCTGCATAGGGTTCTTAGCGTCTTCAAGCGCCATCTGTATCCTCCTGAATAGTTTCTAAATCTGTAGCGAAGTCTTCCCACGCTTTATTTAATTCCGTCTTGCGGTTCGCATTGTAAACGGATAGTTCTAATAAGTCTTCTGCGGCTGCTGTGAATACCTGCATTATGTTGTATGCAAGTTCCGCGCCAACGACTACGAAGTCAGCGAAGCGTACTGGACGTCTAACTTTATTATCCATCCAGTACACCCCGCTTCGTAAAAGTTATTACTTCTTTACCTTCTTGCCTGGCTTAGCTGCTCCAGCGAATGGAGCCATTACCTTACCGCCTGACACTTTAGTTGTAGCTCCCATCGCGCCTTCAGTTGGCTTTGACATTGAAGCTGGTGCCTGTGTTCCTTTTTTCATATTCACCTCCCTAGAAGTTATGCCGCGCCGCCGATTGATGCGAGCAATGATGCAATATCTGGTTTTCCTTGCGGAGCACCTTGTGGACCGCCAGCAGCAGGGGCTGCACCGCCGAGATTTTCCATACTTGGCTGCGAGGCAGAGGCGGGAGCCATACCTGCTACTGGGGGCTGAGGCTGCATCGCTGCTGTCTCAGGCTGAGGTTCTGGCATAAATGCCTTCTCCACAACAGTCTCAATGTTCATACCCTTTTGACGGTTCTTGATCATCTCCGCAAAAGAACTAATAATCTTCATAGGGTCTTGACCCTGTGCAACCATCTGTGGGATTGCAAGTGCGGTCTGACCAATAGCTGCACGAAGTGCATCGCGCATCTCTTCGACATCAACTTTCTGTTCTTCCTGACCGACGTTGATTTCGATTGGAAGTTCACGACGTACATAGTCGCGTGAAACAAGTTTATCTGAACGCATCTGTAGCAAAGCCACTGTTGCGTTGTTTGGATTCATACCAGACATAATGCCGTAACGAACATCGACTGTGTAATCGCCGTTGATAGCCTTGCTGGCTACGTACTTTATCGTGTAAGGAGTTCCATCATCCATACCGCGAATTTCTTTAACCTTATTACCAAAGATTTTCTCATCGGTCTTAAAGCAAATACCAATAAGCTCAACAAACAAACGAGCGAACTGCGACTGCGCCGCTTTGATTTGTGTGTCAAAGCCAGCTTGGAGAGCTTGGACACCACGACCTGTAACAATCGAAGCATCTGAGTTTCCTCCGCGAGTTTCTGGATAACGAGCACCGGTACGAAGTTCACGCTCTAGTACGCCTGATTCGCTGAACAATCCAGGTGGAAGTTCAAGCGGAACGCGACGGATACCCTGTGGGTTCGCAGAACGCATAATTGAATCTGGTCCAAGAGCAAGTTCCTGCACATCCTGTGGGATAGCAATAGGTGCTTGAATAGATTTCTCTGCTGCCTGAATCTGCAAGACTGCCATACGAGCACGAGCAAGCTGTACACCGAGCACATCGTCGTACTGACCGCGTGCTTCACCATCGATAGATGGACGCATAGCCACACGGACCATACATTCACCGATTGGGTTAGGTGTATTAGATAGAACTAAGCCCTTACGATCTGGTAGATAGATAAGATCTTGGTCTGCGTCGTGGTAACGAACCAACGATAGGTAAGGAGAACCTGGTGTGTACTGGTTCATCCCAACAATTTCCTTGTAGAACTCTGGGTACATTGAAGCCAAAGTCTGTGCATCCATACCCACAATCTGGGTAAGAGATAAGCAACGACCGAAACGGTCAATCTCTGGGTACGCACCAAATGGGTTAATCATTTTGATGATTGGGTTGTCGTTCTCGTAATCGAGTTCGACGCGACCAATCAACATACCGTAAGTGTTGTACCAGTCAGCACCGGTGTACATCTGTACGCCTAGTTCTGAACGGTCTACATAATAGTTTGCAATACGTCCACGAAGATCAGCGGCCTTGCGTGCTGAATCGGAGACTGTATTAGATGCTGAACAGTTAAATGACGGCAGTGGTGCCATTGATTCTGCGAGGTCGCGTGCAGCGACGTCAATGATGTTAGCGACGAGTGGCTTTGGGTACTCATCAGAAAACATAGATGGGTATACCTTGGAGATATCCCCTTGACGTACCGAAAGGACGTCACGCATACGACCATCACGCGCTGCGTACTTGGTCTGTAAGCGTGCTACCTTAGCGGTAACCTCTTTAACTGTTAGCATTGTAATCCTTAGTTAGTAAGTCCTGCGACCTTTGTTGGCCATTCAACCTTGTCTGTTGCTGCTGCTACTGCCTTACCAGCTGCATACTTAGCATCAGATGCTGGGTTAGTCTGGGGCATTGTTACTGCACCCTTATCAAAGTATTCTTCTTCTTTTTCTGGTCGTACGCTTGGTGTTAATGCCATATTAGTTCCTTAGTTAGTTCCGTAGTTAGGACGCTTGCCAGTTTTCTTTGCAACTGCTGCACGCTTTTTTTCTAAAGCGTCTAGAGCCTTAGCCTGCTTCTGAGCTTCTGTCATAGGCTTTGGCTTTGCAGTTGCTGTTGGCTTTGGTGTTGGCTTATTCATTAGTGCCATTATTGTCTCCTAGACGAATGTTTGATTCTGTTGTGCGAGTGCTTCATCTATATTGATGACTACTCGCTTTCCTAACTCCGCCCTGGAGAGGAAAGGATTCTTAAGGTGATGCGTTGCATACTGGCCGTAGTTGAGCATCTCACGTGCTCGGATCTCACAGAACCAGAGCGCCATCACAATATCGGTCTTACCCTTAGTTGTTGGCGTCCACGTAATCAACTGCTCTACTAGAGCCTTGATGTTCTCTGTCTGATCACTAGGTAGGTGTATCAAGTTATCTCGATGGTGCTTACCATCTGCTTGCTTAGTACCAAAGAGGGTGGCCATAGATGCCACACCGAAACCAGAGTCCCACTTATTAGAACCGGTATGGTGTTCCTTAAGAACTACACCGCGTCCTGCCAAGAACATACGGATTCCTTCATCCTGTGTAAGGAATGCCTGGAAAGCGTTCTTCTCAATAATCCACTCGGACGGACTGTAAAGCTGGGTCCAGTTAATAATGATGTCGCGGATCTGCTGAGGGGACGGACGCGTAATTTTCATAACGTCTACGATGTAGCGCTTAGAAGTATTACGGTCAATGGCATAACAGACAGCTGCCGTATCTCCGACAATGGCCGGATCCATACCGCAGATAAAGCTGAAGCCTGTTAAGTCTTTAGGATGCCCTGGGTGTCCCATCTCTAGACGTCCTGCTTTACGCATTCCGTCCATAGAGCCACGAACACATACTGGGTCAAACGCCGCGTTCTCGCTCACATCCTGTTGCTGGTAGACCAGCGCCCAAGTTGAAGCGTCCATAGCTTGACGTTCGTTATATAAGTTACGACCAGACCATCTAGGATATAGACCGTCTTCGTTCTTATCGGCTTCCTCTTGCCCATCAAATGGAGCATCGGAGTGTGGCCATAAGGTAACCCACTTGTCGGGGTCCTCGTTAATTTCAAGAAGGGCCGGCATCGCCAGATACTTCCACGGAACCTGACCGCCTGGGTAACGGTCCTCGTTACGTAGTTCGCGGTATAGGTCAACCGAGGCTACACGGGTACCAATAACAATCAGCTTACCTGTAGGGTTAAGACGAGAGCGTACGTCCTGGGTTAACCAGCGTATCTGCTTCTCAAACTCATTAGCGTTCTTTAGCGTGACCGCGTCATCGACAATAATCATATCGGCACGCTTGCCGTAAATCTGACCGCCGATACCGACGGCCTCGATGTTCGGATCCTTTTCAGAAGACTCACGAAGCTCATCACCGAAGGTGACGCGGGTTGCCTGCCAGGAAGCGGTCTTAGAGTTAAACCCTACACCAGCAGCATAAGCACTTTGGAGGTCTGCATACATAGGATGCGTTAGTCTTTGCTTGATGGCGTAGAGAAAGTCGGCAGCTAGTTGCTGCGTCTGGGATACAATCAGAACTCGGAAGTTGGGGTTCTGAGCTACCTTCCACGTGACGTAGTCGACCGTGACCGTAATCGACTTGGCGTGGTTTGGCGGAATGTTAATGAGAACACGGTTTGCCGCTAGGCCCGGTTCGTACTTCATACTGGGATGGAGCCAACTAGGCTCACGTCCTTCAATCACATCTATTAGATTTTTCTGATGTGCAAATGTCTGGCTGTGCAGGAATCGCTGGCGGAACTCCACGAAGTCGATATCGTGAACGTCTCCACCTTGGAACTGCTTGTCCTTCAGGCCGAGCCTTGTACGATCTACCTTGTCTGCAAAAACCTTATCGGTGCGACGGTAGTACTCATACGTCTTCATCGACTTACCGGCGGAACCGCAAGCGGCGTCGATGGTCATACCTTCTGCGACGCAGCCGAGGATAATCCTCTTGGCTATATCTGCTGAATTCTCTGCCACGTGTTGCTCCTAATAGTTTAGACCGGCCGTGATGGCTCTTCTTTTATACTAGGGAAGTTGCAATTTTTACTAGGCAGATTGTCTCACATATTAAGATACTAGAGATCTAGATTTAGATAGACCTATCCCGCATTTAGTGGTACTGCTCGCTTCGCCCTAGGGGGCTACGCGAAGGGTTTCACCCGTAGCGTACGGGTCGTAAACCGGACTCTTCCCCGCTTTACTCCCCTACTATAT